TTATCGTTACGAGCAATATCCAAAGGTGCTAAGATAGGATTAACCTCTATACACAATTCTATACTAAACCAAAAAGCTATATTAAGAGAACATTTATCAGAAGATTTAATAGATTACTTTAACCAAGATTTTGACAAGATATGAGACCAGATAATTATTATTTAGAATTAGAGAAACAAGGATACTACGAAACTATAGACAAGAGGTCTAAAGACTACAGAGAGTACAAAGAATGGAAAGCATCCAAGAGAAGTGAAGACTACAATAAGTTAAAGCAGAATGTAGAGGCACAATCAAAAGGTGTAGGTGATACAGTAGCTAAGATTACTAAGGCTACAGGAGTAGACAAGTTAGTTAAGTTTATAGCTGGTGAGGACTGTGGTTGTGATGAGAGACAAGTTAAGCTAAACAAGTTATTTAGTTATAAAAAGATAAACTGTATATCTGAGGATGATTATACTTACTTAAGTGATTTTGTGGATAGCAATACAAGAAAAATAACTAATCAGCAGAAAGTTAGATTGATTACCATACACAATAATATATTCAATACCAATCAGAAAACCAACACAAGTTGTTCTCCTTGTATATCAGGAGTAGTGAATAAACTTAAAAAGTACTTGCAAGTTTATAAATAGTTTTGTAGATTTGCTTTAAATAAAACATAAAACATTATGAAGCGAATTAAAGAACAACGACTGACCAAGTTTTGGGAAAACAAGATAAACCCTATCACAGGATGGGTTGATGATAAAAGAATACAGAAAAAACCTGTGTACATTAAATCAATACCAAGTTATGAAAGTAATCTTTGATGCAGACAGTTTAATATATGCCTCTTGTTTTAAGAGGAAAGATGACAGACAATCTTCAGATGATATATTTGAGACTGATGTCAATGTAGCTTTCGATAAGTTTGAGGATAGCTTTGATAAGCTAATTTCTTTCTTAGAGGAATTGGTAGAGATAGATGAGATTATCTTCTGTAATGGTTCTAAAAATAACTTTAGAAAGGATATATCTCCTACATACAAGTTAAACAGAACGCAGAAGAGACCAGAGATATTGCCTCTACTTCACGATATGGTTAAACTTGCATATGATTCTGTTTATGGTGATGGTGTAGAGACAGATGACGTTGTAGCTACATTGTGGGCAGAAGAAGTAGAGAAGAATGGTGTTGATTCTGTAATCATAATGTCATTAGACAAAGACTATAAGCAATTCCCCTGTTGGTTTTATAACTACAACTACAAGAGTAGAGAGTTAATTAAAATATCAGAGCAAGAAGCAAACGAAAACTTCTACTATCAGATGATTATAGGCGATACTGCTGACAATATAAACTATTGTAAGGGTTACGGTAAGGCTTATGCTAAAAAACTCTTTAAAGACGCTAATAATAAGTATTCATTAGTCAATAGAACATACAGGTTGTATAAGGAGATATACGGAGACGATGCTAAATCTATGTTTAATGAAGCTAAGTCATTACTAACACTTAAAACAGACTGTTATGAGAACATTAAGCGATGAAGATAGATTTATTGTGGAGTTGTACTTCTCAAATTCGATAATCGAGATTCAAGAAGGATTGCCTAAGTATGTTTTAGAAGAAATTTTAGAATATTACGAGGAACAAGAGTACTATTTGGCTTGTGCTGGTATAAAAAAGGCTTTAGATTGGTATGAGACCAATACCTTCACTAAAACAATGATAGAAATAGATAAAATAAAAGAAAATAACAAATTAAATTAAAACAAATAAAAATGAGAGGATATAATAAACAAGTAGCAGATGATTTAGCTAAAGATTACGAACAGTTAACAGGAATTGAGTTAAATAGTAATTCAAGGAAGACAGAGATAATGATTACACGAACATTATTCTATAAAATACTAAAAGACTTGAATTTTATGACTGATGAGATGATTTCTGATTGGTTTAGCACAAGAGGTGTGCAAAAAGGTCGTTCATCTATAACTCACGCAGTAAAAAAGGTAGGTATTTACTATAAATCATATGCTTCATTCAGAAATACATACAATGTGTACTTTAATGATAAGGCAGAAGAGTTCCTTACAATAGAACAAGCACAAAAGAAGCGTTTAAACGACTCTAAACAAAATATCTATACAAATACACTAAATAAGGGTAAAGATGCCTTAGAAAGGCTTATAGACACCATTCCAGAGGATAAGAGAGAAGAAGTACGAGAGATTGTTAGTTTAAGAGTTAAATCTTGGAGTTGGAAAAATAAAGATGAATGTCAAGTTTTTTTAGGAGAAACCTCTATGGAAGGTTACTGCTTTTAATCAATAAATTTTATATTATGGGAATTTTAATAACAGTATTTGTAATAATAGTAATAAAAATAATAGTTACAATCAAAGAAAATTAATTATGAGAGGTACACAACCACATTACGAGAACGGAAAGGATTACGACATCATAGATGTTATAAGAGATTACGATTTAAACTTCTGTAGAGGTAATATCATCAAGTATATTGCAAGAGCAGGTAAGAAGCACGATGAACTACTTGACTTAATTAAGGCACAAGACTACTTAAATAGGGAGATAGAACTGTTAAGAAGTAAAGATAGGGTAGACAGGTAAATGTTAAAAGATTATGATACGATTTAAATACCCAAAGTCTTTTTGGTTAATTGCAGAACAAATTGGTTATGCAAGAGGTGTAATGAATAAAGACAACAATAAAGTTAATACAAGATTTGATAGAGGTGTTAAGAACAAACAAGTTGATACTCTTGGTGTTTTAGGTGAATTAATAGTTGCAGAATACTTAACTCAGAAAAACATAAATTTTACATTAGCAAACTTGTTAGATTTTAAATCAAGTAAAAACCCAGACTTTATATTAAAAGAAAAAAGAATAGATATAAAAACAAATAAATACACTAAATATTCTCACTTACTTGTTAATGAAGAGGCACATAAAAAAGGATTAAACAGAATAGATTTATATTGGTTTGTTTATATCTTAAATGAAACAACTGCTGAATTTTATTTTGTTGATTATGATGATATTAGTAAGTGGGATTGTAAACTTATGAAATATACAAATGCCTACTATATTAAAAGAGAAGAATTATTAGTTAAATAAATGTTAAAAAGTATTGCCAATTCAAAAAAGTATTGTAGATTTGAATATCATTAACAATTAAAACAAGTATTATGAAAGAACAACTAAAGGATAAGATATTATCAATAAGACCAGAATATTCAACAGAAGGCTTTTCTTCGAACCCACTTCCTAACGAGGTTTCTATCTATTATGAAGGAGAAGATTATACAATAGACTTATTCCTTGACATAAACGAGGTGTTAAGGATAGAGATATTAGAAGGAGAAGACGTTTACGACTTATCTGATGCAGATGTTACCTTTCTATGTGGTTATCTATCAGGCTTGTTAGAGTATCAAATAGAGATTACAAAGAACTATTACGAGGCTGAAAGAGGTGAGCAAGATAACTATTACTACTATAGCTAAAAACATAATAAAATGAGAGAAGTGTGTAAACCTTTATTAGACGTAATAGTTAAATATATTAATGATTACGATAAAGATGTTGATATGAACTTGGCTAAAATAGATAGTACTGATTATGAGAATAAATCAGAAGTGTATATTAGTTTTGACAAGAAACAAGATGTAAGGCGTTTACTAAGTAGTTTGGAATTTGACTTTGAGTTAAAGCAGATATCTTTTGAACTTAATAATGAATATCAAGAGAGTTTCTCTGTGTGGGAATTCTATATTCTTTCAGACACTTGTTTAGGAACTGTGAATATAGATGGTGAAGAAAGAGATGTTTACAATGGGGAAACAAGGGTATGGTTAATAGATAGATATAAGAAAAGCATTTATCATCAATATTTAAACTCAAAAGAATGGAATACTATTAGAAATAAGATGTTAAAGTTTTCTGACTATAAATGCAGTAGATGTTCTGAAACAGAGAATTTACAGGTTCATCATTTAAATTATAATAGTTTAGGTAATGAAAGTTTAGGTGATTTAGAGGTTCTTTGTAATAAATGTCATCAAGGGGTTCATAAAATTAATGCCTAAAAAACAAAATAACAACACTTTAGTTATCATAATATGAGTAATTCACAAGAGATTAAGCCAACAGACGGTAGAAAAGGGAATAGTAGAAAGAAATCTATTCCCAAGCTACCTGTACCAGATAAAGAGAGGTCTAACAAACC